ATCCTGGTAAACTAACAGAACAGCAAGCCAATCAATTATTTGATATGGTTGGTGGTGAGTCTAGTTACAAGGATATGTTGAATTGGGCTGGCGATTCTCTTTCTAAAGAAGAGATTGAGATGTACGATTCAGTAATGGCTGATGGTAATGCTAATGCTATCTTCTTTGCTGTACAAGCATTGAATGGTAAGTATACAGATGCTGTTGGTAAAGAAGGCCAGCTATTGACTGGACGTTCTGCAGCACCTGCTGCTGATAATTCATTCCGTAGTCAATCTGAACTTGTAGCAGCTATGAGTGACAAACGTTACGATAGTGATCCAGCATATCGTTCTGACGTTATGCGTAAACTTGAAAACTCTGACCTAGAATTCTAATGACTGTTACCACCAACGATCGCGGACAACAAAACCTCTTCGCAAAAGAACCTACCATGTACACTGACGAAAACTACACTGTGAATCATAACGACAAAGCAGAAAAACTAAACGGTCGCCTAGCTATGCTAGGTGTGATGGCTGCGCTTGGAGCGTATGCACTAACTGGTCAAATTATCCCTGGAGTATGGTAATGCCACAAGGTAAAGGAACTTACGGATCACAGAAAGGTAGACCACCTAAGAAAGGCACTAAAAAGTAATGGCTAAGAAAGGTCTCTACGCTAATATCCATGCTAAACGCATGCGTATTAAACAAGGTTCTAATGAAAAGATGCGTAAACCTGGTAGCTCTGGCGCACCCACTGCTGCTAACTTTAAACGCGCTGCAAAAACTGCTAAGAAAAAATGATTGACTGCCCACAATGTACTGTACAACAGCAGTACGTTCTAGAACAACTACAGACATCTGCTGGTGTTACAGATCGAACTGCTCTTGCTGTCATTCTGGGTAACATCTATCAAGAGTCTACATTTAAACCCAACATCTGCGAAGGCGGTGCAATCGTACCTTATGATCGTTGTCTTCGTGGAGGTTATGGTTTAATCCAATGGACTTCAAAACATCGTTACCTTGGTCTTGGTACTTTCTGTGCTAAACGTAATGATGATCCAAGTAGTTTGGAATGTCAAACTGCTTACTTAATAGATGAGATGAAGTTTAGGAATGATCTTAGTGCTTTTCAAACTCCTCATCAAACAATACCCTATTACATGAATGCTGCCTACCATTGGTTAGGCTGGGGTATCCATGGTAATAGAACAAAACATACTTATTCTTTTTTAACTAAACTACAATGAAAATTCTTGCTATCCTCCCCGCTGCTTTGTTTGCTGCTTCCCCTGTACTTGCAGGTCCCTATGTTAACATTGAGAACAATGCTGGATTTACTGGTTCTAACTTCAATGGCCACGCCACAGATTTTCACCTGGGGTATGAAAACAGTGTGAACTTCGGTTCATACTACGTGCAGGCTGGACCCACAATTTTTGCACCTGATGGTGGCGAAGAAGAAACTAAACTGACTGGTAAAGTCGGTGGTTCTATCCAAGCAAGTGAGCGTGTCTCTGTTTATGGAGAACTGTCTGCTGCTTTCGATTCAGATGAAAATGATTACGGAACAAAGCTTGGTGTCAAGTATAGTTTTTAATAGCTAAATAGATTTAATGGAGGGTGCAATTCCCTCCCTAGCTTTGGACAGCCAAGTCTTTAAAATGGTCTTACTTACTAGAACAAAAAAACAATGAACTATTACTTAAATGACCGCTACTATTTCGCTACAGCAACAACAAAAAAATATATGGAATAACTTCTGTGACTGGGTAACCAGTACTAACAACCGACTGTATGTTGGTTGGTTCGGAGTCCTGATGGTTCCAACATTACTAGCAGCTACAACCTGCTTCATCATTGCATTCATTGCAGCACCACCCGTAGACATCGATGGCATTCGTGAACCAGTTGCAGGATCGCTCCTGTACGGAAATAACATTATATCGGGAGCAGTTGTCCCGTCTTCAAACGCTATCGGACTTCACTTCTACCCCATCTGGGAAGCAGCAAGTCTCGATGAATGGCTTTACAACGGCGGACCATTTCAACTGGTCGTCTTTCACTTCCTTATCGGTATCTACGCTTACATGGGACGCGAATGGGAACTTAGTTATCGACTTGGTATGAGGCCCTGGATCTTTGTTGCATACTCCGCACCCGTGGCAGCGGCATCCGCTGTATTCCTTGTTTATCCCTTTGGACAAGGTTCTTTTTCAGACGCTATGCCTCTTGGCATTTCCGGTACTTTTAATTATATGTTGGTCTTCCAGGCTGAGCACAACATCCTCATGCACCCCTTCCACATGTTGGGAGTTGCTGGTGTTTTTGGTGGTAGCTTGTTTTCAGCTATGCATGGATCTTTGGTCACGTCTTCCCTTGTACGTGAGACAACTGAAACTGAAAGTCAGAACTATGGTTACAAGTTCGGACAAGAAGAAGAGACTTATAATATTGTTGCAGCCCATGGCTACTTCGGTCGTCTCATTTTTCAATATGCGTCTTTTAATAATAGCCGTAGCTTGCACTTCTTTCTCGCTGCTTGGCCTGTCGTGGGTATCTGGTTTACTGCTCTTGGGGTTAGTACTATGGCATTCAACTTGAATGGCTTTAACTTCAACCAGTCCATCCAGTCTTCAGATGGTCATGTCTTGAATACCTGGGCCGACGTTCTTAACAGAGCTGGACTTGGTATGGAAGTAATGCACGAACGCAATGCTCATAACTTCCCTCTCGACCTGGCTACTTCTAAGGCACCTACAGTCGGCTAGAAGTACGTCCGTTCATCCTTCGGGACGCATGACACCATAAGCATGGAACGGGGCTTGTGGAGGCTTCTAAAGAGGTTACTATGCAAGGCAAGACTTATTGCTATCGTGGTGTAAAGTACACCAAGTGAGATAGATCTTACAGAGGGGTGCAATTCCCCTCATCACTATTGGCACAGGCCCTTACGAGGATAACCTTTGCCGTCTAGACGGTGGGATAGACCACAATAAAATTAAATAACTCAAAGATCTTTGAGAGTCGTATAAATTAACTCTCTTTTAAAATGGCTTTTCAATCTTCGGTTAACCCCTCTCAGCTTACACAGCTGGGTCAGGCTAACCTAGCTGGCGACAAACGCGCACTGTATCTTAAACTGTTCAGTGGCGAAATGTTCAAAGGCTTCCAGAATAATACAATCGCTCGTGACTTGATCATGAAGCGTACACTTAAGAACGGCAAATCATTGCAGTTCATCTTCACAGGTCGTACCAAGTCAGAGTTCCATACTCCTGGCAACAGCATTCTTGGTGACTCCAATGGTGCGCCTCCTGTGGCTGAGAAGACGATCACGGTTGATGACCTGTTGATCAGTTCAGCTTTCGTCTATGAACTTGACGAAGTACTTTCTCATTACGATCTTCGTTCTGAGATCTCACGTAAGATCGGCTACGCTCTTGCAGAAAAGTATGACCGTCTTGCATTCCGTGCTATTGCACGTGGTGCACGTAAGGCTTCTCCTATCAGTGCAACTGGTTATGTTGAGCCCGGTGGTACACAGATTCGTGTTGGTGCAACTACCAATGATTCTGATGCTTACGTTGCTGCTAACTTGGTATCTGCATTCTATGATGCAGCTGCTGCTCTTGATGAGAAAGGTGTTACTTCCGATGGCCGTGTTGCCGTCCTCAACCCCCGTCAGTACTACGAATTGATCCAAGCTGTTGGTTCCAACGGTCTGGTCAATCGCGATGCACAAGGTACTGCCCTTCAGGGTGGCCAAGGCATCGTTGAGATTGCTGGCATCAAGATCTACAAGTCAATGAACATTCCGTTCCTTGGTAAGTATGGTACTGCTTACGGTGGTACAACTGGTGTAACCGCACCTGGTAACACTGGTGACTTTGTTGCTGAATCTCTTGAAGATGCATCCGGTGCTCAAACTGGTATCAATAATGATTATGGTACAGCAACCGAATTCGGTTCTAAGTCCTGTGGTCTTATCTTCCAGAAAGAAGCTGCCGGTATGGTTGAAGCAATTGGTCCTCAGGTTCAAGTAACTAGTGGTGATGTCTCCGTGGTATACCAGGGTGACGTTATGCTTGGTCGTTTGGCTTGCGGTTGTGATTACCTCAACCCTGCTGCTAGTGTTGAATTGTATGTTGGTGCTTCTGCACCTTCTGATTTCTGATATTTTTATATCCAATGGGAGTCTCTTCGGAGGCTCCTTTTTTTTAATTCTTTATTGAGAATAATACTCATTATCAATTTATGGCCTTCCCTACTACTGGCTCCAATACTGAGCTACAAGCTGTTAATCAGATCCTGGCGTCAGTTGGTCAGGCTCCTGTCACTACATTGACAACTGATGAAACTTTCGTACTAAATGAAGTTTCAAGCTTTACTGGTTCTATTTCCGGCACCACTTTAACTACTACAACAGCTAGCATTCCAGTCGGCACCTATATCGGTGGACCTGGAGTAACTGTTGGTACATCTATCGCCGTTGCAGGTGTAGAAGTATCTCCAGCTACAGACCCTGTTACATATAACTATACTGTTAATATATCTCAAACTGTATCCAGTCAGATCTTAACACAGTCTATTGCTACAAGTAGAATTGAATCACAAACCAACCCGGACGTTGCGATTGCACTCAACACCTTAAGAGAAGTGTCTCGTGAAGTACAATCAGAAGGCTGGTCTTTTAATAAAGAATACGACTATCCTATTACTCCTGATTCATCCAACGAAGTAATTATTGCTAACAATATTCTTCAAATGGATTTGAATAAATCTTACACACAGAATATGAATAAAGATAGTGTTAATCGTGAAGGCAAACTTTACGATAAAATTGCTCATTCATTTATCTGGACTGATGCTACCTTGTACGTTGATATTATTTGGTACTTTGATTGGCCTAGTATACCTACTGTAATTCAAGCTTTTATTATTGCAAGAGCAGCAGCAATTGTATCTAGTAGAATTATTGGTGACCCTAATCAATATCAAGTATTACTACAAAAAGAAGCTGCTACTAAATCTACAGCTTTAGAATACGAATGTAATCAAGGTGATTATACATTCTTTGGTAGTCCTAAAGGTGGTAATTTTTATCAAAGCTATCAACCGTTCCATACTTTACAACGCTAATGCCAGCAGTAACTCAACTAATACCAAACTTTCTTGGTGGTGTCTCACGACAAAATGATGACAAAAAATTATTAGGACAAGTAACTGAATGCATTAACGGTTACCCAGATCCTACTTATGGTCTATTAAAAAGACCAGGTATGAAGTTTACTAATACTTTAAAAAAAACTAACGGTACTAATTTTACTAAAACTGAATTAGCAGATGCTGTATGGTTTTTTATTGAACGCGATGCAGCAGGCTCGTATATCGGTGCTATTAAAGGTACAAACATTTACATATGGACAGCAGATAATGGAACTGCATGTACAGTTACTAATAATGCTGCATCCTATTTGACAGGTACAATACAAAATGATTATCATTTTCGTAGTGTACAAGATGTCACAGTAATTACAAATAAAACAATTGTAGCTGCTATGCAACCTTCAGGTAGCTATACAGCTAATTCAGTTGCTACACTTAAGTTGACTTCATTAGTTGAGACATATTCTTATGAAGTGTTCCTTCAACATCAAACCTCAACAGTTATTGCTCAAAACAATACTACTTTTGATGACATGTTACTGTATGATGCTAGTGCTGTAGACACTAATCATCATATTGTAGATGCTATTAAAGCTACAATTGAAGCACAACATGCTGCATCTAATGCAGATTTTGCAGGTGTATGGTACTTAGAAGGTTATCCTGATAGTCTTGTTATTAAACGTAGTACAGGTACTAATGCAGTTGTGACTGATTATAGTGCTGTTACTGGTACTCCTGTCTCCTTTGATATAGATGCTAAAGGTGGTCTCAATAATACTGCTTTAGAAGTATTTGAAGATGAAGTAGAAGATGCTACTAAACTTCCTTTAGAATCTTTTGGTGGTCATCATGTAACGGTTAGTAATACAACTAATGCCGAAGATGATTATCACGTACAATTCGTTGCCTATGACACTACACTTAACAGAGGTAGAGGTTACTGGGAAGAGACTATAGCTCGCGATGTATCTCCTGGTTTATTAGCATCTACGATGCCACATCAATTAGAAAATACAGGTCCAACGACATTTGAATTTAATCCTATTACATGGTCAGCACGGAAAGCAGGTAATGATGTTACCAGCCCTTTACCGTCTTTCATTGGGAAAACAATTACAACTACATTTTTCTATTCTAATAGATTCGGCTTGTTATCACAAGACAATATATTTTTTGGAGTAGCAAATGATAACTATAATTTTTTTGTTAAGTCAGCTCTGACACAAATTGATTCAGATCCGATTGATTTAAATGTATCTAGTATTAGACCTGTTACTTTATCTGATGTATTACCATCCCCACAAGGTTTAATGTTGTTTAGTGAACGACAACAGTTTCAAGTATTAGCTACTGATTCTAGTACATTTACTCCCACTACAACCGTTATTAGATCCTTATCTAATTATGAAATGGCGTCTGACATACCTCCTGTTGATGTTGGTGTCACTACAGCCTTTATCAATAGAGTACCTGGCTATAGTAAACTGTTTAGTTTACAGTTACGTGATGTAGAGCAAAGCCCTGTTGTCGTTGATATCAGTAAAGTAGTACTTGAGTGGCTGCCTAATACCATAGATAATTTAACAGTTAGTCCTCAAAACTCTGTAATTATGTTAATTGATAGTGATACATCTTACTTGTATCTTTATCGCTATTATAATAATGGAGAAAAGGATTTATTCCAGGCTTGGACTAAATGGGAATTACCAGGCACTATTCAAACTGCAGACATTATCAATGACTCTGTAGTGATTGTATCTCAACATGAAGATGAATACACAATAGGTAAAATCATCCTTGATGAAATCCCTACAGGAAGCTCTGTAGTAGGTACAACATCTATTACTGGTAATACATGCCTAGACATGGCTACAAGG